CTCTTTTAGCTTCTCCAACGTCAAATCCAAGCATCATAAAACATGGTGTTCTTACATATTTATATATGGGTCTTATCTTAAATTTATCAGTACACCATCGAAACATAAATGATGGAACTATTGAATAATGTAAGCAATAGTCGTATAGGTTATCATATCCGGTTACTTTAGGTTGTAAGATTGTAAGTGGATATTTCTTTTTAAACATATCCACATACTCGTAAGTTTCAGGCCAATCTGTTCCATGATCCACAAACACAGCTTCAAATTCTACCTTCTGGTCTAAAAGATATAAATATAAGGCTACTGAATTAACGCCACCGCCGAATGATAGATAGTTTTTCAAATAGCTCCCCCTACAATAAATCGTTTATGTTTCGTGCTTTTCAATATAGTTTTCAAACCTGTTCAAATGCCCTTGAAATGTCATTTTAAACATTCCAGGCTCCCCATCTCTGTTTTTTGATACATCAACCACGGCTATATTTTTTAACTTTGGGTTTTCTTTATCGTAAAATTCAGGTCTGTGGATAAATATTACAATGTCTGCGTCTTGCTCAAGCGCCCCCGATTCCCTCAAATCACTTAACCGTGGTAGTCTTATATTTCCGTCTTTTTCGTTAGCTCTACTTAACTGAGAAACAAGTATAAATGGAATCCCAAACTCTCCAGCAATATCTTTAAAAAGACCTGATGCATTCCCGACTTCAAGATCACGTCTTTCTCGGCCTGGAAACCTTAGTTTTTGTAAATAATCTAAAACTATAAAATCAACCTGGGATGTTTCTATAAACTCTCTAATTTTTTGCTCAACCTCTAAAGCTGTGATTCCTTTTGAAAAATCAATATACAGGTTTCCATATCCTACGGAAACCGTTTCATTGATTTTTGTATATTCTTCTTGAGATAGTTCTCCTTTAGTAAGCCTTGTCATATGTATTCTGCTTCCCGATGCTATCATTCGCACCCCTAAACGATACTGGCTCATTTCAAGGGAAAAAATTAAACCATGATAACCGTGTTGTGCTGCATTTTTTGCGATATTCATTGACAGGGTTGTTTTTCCCATAGCAGGCCGACCGGCCACAATTATTAAATCTCCTGGCCTCATTCCAATAATAAGCCTGTCAATATCTCTAAAATGAGTTGCTATACCTGTGATTTCGTCTTTTCCTTCCTCAATTAATTCTAAACAATCGCCTATAACGTCATATGCGTTTACCGGCCCTTTCGTAATTAATTCAGCTTCCATGTTTGATAGTTTGTTTTTGAGTTTTTCAGCTACAAGTTGAGCTGGTTCGCCTTCTTCTATCTGCTTTCTTGCGGTGCTTGATGCTATTGATAAGTATCTTTTATTATAGTTCTTTTTTATGTTTTGAATGTAAAATTTTAAGTCAGTAGGATATGGCGCTTCTTCTTGTAGTTTCTTAATCCAAAATATCCAGTTTGTATTTTCGGTTTTTAAAACTGTGCATATCTCTGAAATCATAGCTATGTTTGATATAGGACTATCTTTGTTTTGTTTATATAGCTTATAAAGGGTTTTATATACTTTCTGTTTTAACCCCGGCTCAAGGTGTTCCGGTAATAGATGGTTGAATATTTGAGGGTGATCTTCCGGCCAGGTTAATATTGAATTAATTATAGCGTCTTCATAATAATCTGATTGAAATTGTCTCAATTTGAACACTCCTTGAACGGGTCATATGTTTCTTTTTTGATCGGCTCAAAATTTTCTGGTATATAATCTATAAAATATCTATCCTTCTTTCCGAAAAAATTAGCAGGGTCTTTTCTATATTCTGGATCATCACCACAAACCGTTTTGTAGTTTTTAATTGATCCTATTAATTGTTCTTGAGAATATTTTTTTAAATAGTGCTTAATATTTTCTTTTGCTCTTACTGAGGATTTTTTAAGAGGATTAATTTCGGTTTTATAAAAATTATAAATTAAAAGTGGGGTGTCTTTTGTAATAGTGTCTTTTGTATATAAGGTAGGGATTAACAATTTGGTTAATTTCGATTTACTTTTTTGATAACGATTATCTATTTTGCTAACGATTAACCGTTTTGCTAACGCTTTCCACGTTTTATATTTCTTATTAAATTCATAGGTTGGAAGTGTTCTATTAGCTTTTTTGCTAACGAAAATAATATTTTTATCTTTTAGTTTTTTTATTGCTCTACATATAGAAGGTTTAATCATATCAGTGGCTTGACCAAACTGATACAATGATATATCATCTTGTTTTTTATTCCATCCATATGTCTTGCGAATTATAAACATAAGGCACTTCATTTCTTCACCTGAAATACGGTATTTAATTAATGCTTCCCATATCTCGGTAGCTATTTTTATGTAGCCGTTTTCAAGTTGCGGATTAGACATTTATGTTTTGCTTCATTTAATTAAACCCTATAAATATTTTAAACCAAAGGATAGTCTGCCAACTGTTTTAAATGCTCTATCGCCCAATAAACCATACCATGCTTTCCCCAATTTTTATGTCTATGATTTTCATGTTTAATTAAATATTTAAGATCGTTCCCAAACAAACCGGAAGGGCCGGGTTTAGAGTCTTTAGCAACCCCCTCCTTGTGTAAAAAAAGCAACCATACAGGCCATGTTACTAATTTAATTATTTTTTGGTATTCAAAATAGTGATGTAAATCTATTCCTGTTACAAAACGCTTGCTTATTCTGTGCCATGTAAAGGCGTTTTTATGTTTCGCCTCAACCCATATAATTTTTTCATTCTTAAAAACAAGCATGTCGGGAGCTATGATTTTAGCTCCATCCGAAGCATACACGGCAGGCCCGGCATACTGTCCTTTTTCTATCTCATATACTGGCAAAACATGATGGCCTCTTAATTGCAGCCACTTAGCTATTTGAGATTCTCCTATTTTACCTGTTTTTAACTGTTGTTCAAACACCCTTTAAAATTACTCCGAAGCGGTTAAAATGATGATAAAAAGGGGTTATTTTATTACCCAAATATAATATAGCTTGCCCTTGCAACGGTGCGCCTGGGTTTCCTTCAATATCTAAAAAGCGAACACGGGATCTCACAAAGCAAACCGTTGATGCTTGAACAGCTATATTTTGAAACCATAAAGTTTCTGTTGCATTATTAACCAGAATAATGGCCTCTTTTATTTTTCCAGCGCCCCATACTGAACATAGTTTGTCTGAAAATTGCTGAATAAGGGGTTGTGCATATGGAGGATTTAAGAATATTCTTCCTGTCCACGGCTGGGAAAGGCCATCTTCTTCTTTAGTAAAAAACGTTTTAGCCTTAACTGTTTGGTTTGCGATGTCTGAGGATGCCGGATCTAAGTCTATATTACCCATTACACCCTTAACTGCTTCTATAAAAACATCAGGTGTGTACCATTCATTATTGCCGGTACTTTGTGCAACGTGGGGTTTAGTGGGGACACTGTCCCCACCTATGGTTATTCCTTGCGTTTGCTGCTCTCTTAAAATAGCTCTTTTTATTGATTCAGGGTTTCCCCCCGTTTCTTCCCCGATTTGCCTTGACGCATCCCTTAAACCAACAGCGACGCCAGTATCTACTTTTGCTTTGGCTGTTTCAAATAAGCTGATACGGCACATGGGTAATTTTCTTTCCCATTCTTCTAATTCTTCTATACTATTAGGACATTCAAACATACAAACCCCTCCTTTACACCCTAAAAACACAAAAAGGCATACCAACAGGAGTGACGGCTCCACATTCAACATTGCGCTGAATGTCGTTGATATGCCTTTTTCTATATTTAAAGTTGATTTTTAAGACCCCGTCACGCCTCATAAGATTATTACCTCACACCCTCTATACTAAAATATTGTTAGGTTGTCAACAACTAAAAACCTGGCATTCTTGTTTGGCGAGTTTCGTTTATAATTCTCTGTTTTGCTATTTCAGCGTAAGCCTCCGAAATCTCTATACCAATCCAGCGGCGGTTTAGCTTTTCGCAGGCTATTGCGGTTGTGCCGGAACCGATGAAGGGATCAATTATTGAGTTTTTTTCATCCGAATAGGTTTTTATTAAATAATCCATCAAGCTGATAGGTTTTTCCGTTCTGTGTTTTGCTGCAGCTGAATGTGGTTTTTTAAATGTAACTATTGATTTTGGATGCTTTAAGTTTTTTAAATTTTTATTGTCGTAAAAAGAATAGTCTCCATAATTGTCGTTTTTATTTATTTTTTCCTGCCCTTTGCTATGATTCCTGTTCCCGATAGCCATTTGCGGATTATATTTAACCTTTCCAAAAATTAAGATATTCTCGTGGCTTCTTAGTGGCATTTTATTTGCATTCAGAAATCCAGAAGTTAAAACTTTATCCCATATAATCTCGTACCGAAAAGATTTCCTAAACCGTGATATAACATCTGTGGTATATGGCTGCTGTGTCGTCATAACAACGCCCTTAGATATTTTAAACAATCCGCTTAAATCGACAGCAATATCTTTTTTATTTTGAGTTAAACCATAAGGAGGATCAGTCAAAACTAAATCAACCGGATCAAGCTGTGGCATTATCGACAAGCAATCGCAATTATATAACACCCCCAAGTCTGTTTCAAAATAGGGTTTTAAAACCATATAGCACACATTAAAAAACCGAATATAAAGCCTATGAAGGAACTAATACCACAGTACCATAAAGTTCTTTGAAGTTCCGAATTTCCTGAAAAGTAAAGTTTTGGTTTGTATTCTGTCATGGTTTTACCTCCTTAATAGATAAAAAGTATTGTCAATAGTGTTGTAACAACACCCATTATGAATGAACAACTCGCTACATAAAGAAAAGCCATTCTTTTTACTGTCATGGTTTAACCTCCTATAATTTACAAATATCACGGTATAATCTTTTACCGGGCGCAAGTCCTTTTAACATTTTCGTAATATACGATACATGAATATCAAGGAGTTCGGCAACCTTTTTATTGCTGCCATGCCTTTGAATTAACTTAATAAGTTTTGTTTTTACGCTTCTTTGAGTTTTCATGGCTTATATTCTACTTGAATTTTTCCTATTTGTCAAGGTTTTTTATTTTGAAATATTCAAAGAAAGTTCTTGACATCCTTTTTAATCTATGAAAGAATGGGCTAAAATAAAAAACACAACCCCAAAGCCAACCGGACACGCCTTCGGGAATGTTGAAACTTGGCAGGGGAACGAAAGTCCAGCCATCAGACCTCACAGGCTCAAGCCGTGATAACGTGATGGGTGATGAAAGGAAAGTGGGAGCTACAATAACAGGCTGCGGAGACCGCCGCCGAGTGAGGTCGGCAAACTTGCTGTGAAATGGTCTTCGTGGCCTACATTAAGGAGGGAAAATGACAAGAGCAGAACACCTACAATGGTGCAAAGATAGAGCGATGGAATATATTAATAATGGAGACATCCAACAAGGGGTTACCTCTATGTTGTCAGACTTAACAAAGCACCAAGAAACTAAAAAGCACGCAGGGATAGAGCTTGGTACGAGATTAATGATGATTGGGCAACTAAACACAACCTTAGATGCAGAAAGGTTTATTAACGGGTTCCATTGATAACCATCAAACCCAACCGAAGGAAGCTTTAAGATTGGCTAAAAAGTTCATGGGGGAGAAATGTTAATTAAACAAGAGTTGCACTGTCATGGATGTGACATGTACGTTCAGTTTGAAGTCGATATAAACCAAGATGGAAACTACACGATACCCTGCCCGAAATGTGGACATGAACATTACCGAGTCATACGAAATAAAAGAATTACAAGCCAAAGGTGGAAATCGAGTGGTGCAATCTATGTCGATTGGGCTACCATCTCTACAATATCTATGGATACTTCAAGTAGTTATGGGGCAAGTCAATGGCAATATTACGGGAATACGGCAGTGGCTACCACAACAGCTTGTTGAGAGGGGGAATAAATGGAACAAGTCAGAAAAACGAAATATCCGTCATTCAGGCAGATACAAAATATGGTTAAAAATCTAAAAGCTAAGTTTGATGAAAATGCAAACATCCAGACTATAATTTATTCTGATATAGCTTTTTGGATTAGTAATGGTGATGATTTCTTTAGGTGGCTTGACACATGGCAAGAGCTTCAAGCCGAATATCGAAAGTTGATGAGAGGGAGGGTGTGATATGGACGTTCACGAAAATACCATAAAATTACAACTTGGCTATTATATTTCAGTCGTAAGTTTGGGGTGTATGATAGATGGCCTCAGAGCCTTATATTCTACCACTCCGTCCATTACAGGGCAAAGCAACCTAAACGAGATTGAAATCGCATTAACGCAGGCTCAAACCGTTTTAGACAATGTTTTAGGCGAAATCAGAGAACTTGACGACAATATTGATTCGCTGGATGAACAGGGCATTGATGATATGGCCTGCAAAGTCGAACAGATGATTGAAGATGGGTTGTATAAAAAAACCCCAAACCAACCGGCACTTGATGAGCTTGCAGATGAAATCTTTCGACCAAAGCGAGTAGAAACCGATCTGATTGTTGATCCTACAATAGCGAAATTCTCAAAAGCAGCGGGGTTAAAATGAATCCACAAAACATCATGGACGGAATGAAAGAAAAGAATCGGATGTTATCTTCAAAAAACGATGAACTCACAGAACTATCTGAAAAGAAAGCAGCAGCAGAACGGAACTATAAAATAGCATACGCAAAAGAGGTTGTTAACCTTAAAATAGAAAAAGAATCAGTAACTCTTATTCCAGCTATTGCAAAAGGCGATGCAGCCGTTGCTGAATTGTGTTATCAAGCAGATATTGCAGATGGTGTTTACAGGGCTTGTGTGGAAAAAATAAAGGACCTGAGAACGCAAATCGACTCATACCGTAGCCTGTTAGCATGGCTTAAAGCTGAAATGTTGAGGACTGAATAATGCCACCAATCTTTTATATAGGCAAATATCGTTTGATAATTTACAGTGGTCAAGTTTATTTACATGACACCAAAGCTAAAAATCATTATGAAACTGTAAATATTGAAGAATCTGAACTGGAGAAGATAATTGATGAGATTTACGAAACAATTAAGGAAGTTAAACAATGAACGAATACGCAAAGGTTTTACTATCAATGAAGAAATCACCGCTAAGATACAGGATGATACAGAAAGTCCGGCATTATATATGGAAATGGAAAACAAGAAATAAACCAGATGCATTTTAAGGGGGCCAAAAGTGAACGCTACATATAAAAAGCTATTAAAAAAACTGCATGAGAAATATCCAGGGAAACACATAAGCATTTCTCTTGCTAATGACTATTACAGCATTTCTGATAAATATGACATCGAATACTTTGTCTATGTGGAAGATGTCGAAAGCAAATATCAACCAACGCTATCAGATGTAAAAGTATATGTTAAACAGTTATGTCAAAAAGGGGGTTGAATAATGAACAAAGAACTATATGACAGGTGTATAGAAGTCGCAGCAAAAGCAATAAAGGAAAAAGACCACCACTTAGACGCAAAAACACAGGTTGATAATATTTTCGCTTATTCTGCTTCTGATAAAAAAATTGATGAAATAATCAGTAAGGATGTAAATTCCAAAGAAGCTATCGAACTTCGCAATCAGATTAAATATATATGCGAATTAGGACTTGATACAGCAAAGGGAAAAAAACTTGTTTATGTGAAAACTCGTGGCTTAAATATCGGCACAAAAGATAAGAAAATCTGGATTACAATGCCGGACATTCAAGAGTCATACCATGCGCTTATTCATCTTCTTGTCAGATCGAAACTTATCAAGCATGTTGTAGTTTTACATACGTTTGAAAACTACACTATTGAGTATTCCGGCTCAATCAACCAGCCACCAATAGTGAAAGCCTGGGAAACGAAACCCGCCGAGAGGGGAGAATATACAGGATGTTTTGTGGTGCTGACCTATCCAGATGGTGAATTAAACACATCATATCATCACCTTGACGACATTCTTGCAACACACAAAGCCTTTTCAAAGTCTGGCTCTACATGGAAAACGCATGAGCAGGCAATGGTTGCTAAATCAGCTATCCTTGATGCAACAAGATATATTCCTAAACTTGATACGGTTGTTTCAGAAGTCATTGAACATTATGATAAAAGCATGGAATATCCTGACCAAAACGGTATAACTGATGAACAAAAAGCGCAAATTGAAACATTGCTTGATACCAAGGATATAGACAAAACTAAATTCTTTGATTATTTAGATGTGAAAACGATTAATGATATTCCTCAAAAATCATTTAAAGACGCACTTTCTGTGTTAGAAGGATCGCCCGATGCCTGAAATAATAACTGATTATGAACAGGGTAGCGATGAATGGTTCAGGCTACGTTTAGCCTCTATTGGCAGTACGGCAATAAACAGAATTGCTCCGATGAAAGATGGTTATAAAAAATGCCTTTATGAGTTTGTGGGTGAATTGGTTACAGGTGTAAGCGCCGAATCTTTTAAATTCCGCCATGCAGACAGAGGCCATGAATTTGAGCCAAAAGCCCGTAAACTCTATGAAATTAAAACAGGCAACACTGTCGAACAAGTTGCCATGATAAAGAGCGATAAACCACACTGCCATTACTCGCCTGATGGATTGGTCGGCACTGAGGGATTGATTGAAATCAAGGTCAGAATTCCCTCTATCTGGATTGAACTTGCAGAAGGTGGTTTAGAACCGATTGCAGACAGACGGCAACGGTGGTGGGGGTTGGGAGTGTCTGCAAGAAGGTGGGTTGATTCTATTAATTTTTGCCCTGAATTTGCAGAAGCCGGAAGGAAAGCTATATTAATTAAAAGGATTACAAGAGACGAAAAAAAGATAAAAGAACTAAGCGATGTCGCAGATATTTTTATAAAAGAAATGCTAAAACTTACAGAAAAATATAAATAATGGCTTAATTAAAGGCTTTGCTTTTAAAAATAGGATAGGGGGGTAAAACCAAGTGGAATATAAAGACAAAATAAAAGTTTTGGAAATGATAGCAACAGACATGAAGAATGATGCAGAGAAATTTGACGGTCGACCCTTCAACGGAAAGACCGTTGCTGAATATTTTGGAAATCAAGGAGCAGCTATAGCAGCATTAGCTAATATTATGAAATCAATTATAGGGCAAGGTTGAAAAGCCGCCTATCTCTCTGTAATATTTTTAGGAGATAAAATGGAAATTGCAAACGGGAAAGAGGATGACGGAATAATATATAAAACTTATCTACAGCCGCCCAATTGGATGGTTCCAGACGGAAGAATATTAACCGAACAATTCCATTGGACATTTGAACCAAGATGTGGCCCAGATATTAAAGATGTGCGTACTGCTGAAATGGTTATGGAAAAGCTTATTAACAGGTTAAGGCAGAGTGAAAATATAACCAGCAAATCCACCTGACTCAAAAGCAGAGCAGGTGATTAGATCGTTAGAGGTAACCATGAAACCTGCAACAATAATATTAACTTGCCTGTTGTTCTTTGGGTGTGCCACCTGTGATCCCTGGACAAAAGAGCAAGTTCTATTACAGGGGACTTCACTCAGCTTGAATGTTATTGATTGGGGTCAAACTCTTGATATTGTTGACCGGCCGGACGAATATTACGAAACTAACCCTATACTCGGTAAATATCCAGACAGGGGAGAAGTAAACAGGTATTTTGCCTGTTCGATGGCATTGAAAGTGTTAATCACTCATTTGCTTCCGTCTGAATATAGAAAGTACTGGCTTGGTGGTAATATTCTTGTGTCGGGGTATTATGTGCAGAATAATTACAGGATTGGTTTGAGGGTGAATTATTAAAAAAGCCACCCCTCATCTGCACTCCTGCTTTATAGCGGTTCGAGTTTGTAGTGAGAAATCTTGGGGTGGCGTTGTTGATTATTCCCATTCTTTAATTTTTCCGTTTTCCATAAGCTTCGTACAGGCGCTTAATCACTCTATTACGAAGCGTAACCAACTTGTCTATTTCTTCTCTTTTCTGATTGGCGGTATGCTTCTTGCTTAGTAATATGCGTTTCATCCGCCTGTTTATCTGTGACAGGGTTCCTCGGTATTCAACAAACGCTTTCTTCCACTTTAACTTATCTTTATCGGTTTTTATGAGCCCTTTCGCCTTGCCGATATCCCCTGTTCGTTCAAAATGGTTAAGCGTTTTTACCGACTCGTCTATTTCTCGGAGCGTTTCATAAAACCATGTGGTGTATTTTGTGTGTCTCGCAGGTCGGGATTCCTTTATAAACCTCCCGACTAAGGGGTAATCATCAATGCGCCTGGCTGGTCTTTCCGGAAAGTCGAAAGCGTTTCTCGTTATAATATCAGATCCACTAAGCAAAAACATTCCGAAGGTTGAAAAATAACCGTTTATAATCGCTTCTGCTCTTTTGGGAGATATATTCATTTTTCCAGCAACGAGCTGGATAGTTTCTGAAGTCCAAGGATCTTTTTGTTCGCTCGGCTTCAGTCCTTTAAGGTGCTGTCCTACAATCGGTCTTCCAGTAAAAGAGCTTTTATTTGCCCACTGTTCCATTAAGGGTGAAAAGAGTTGCGGTACACCTATTGCAAAGTTTTCCCGCGCTGTGTAGCCAATAAAGTCGGCTATATGCTTTGTTTCGTCATTACCATAGAGAACGTCCGCCATGGTTTCAGGAAAAGAACTAAAGATTGCGCCGACCTCAAAAGGTTTCGGTATTCTAAAGTGCTTGTCGCCTATCCAGAAATGATAGTATGACCACTTGTCCCAATCCTCTAATTCTTTCCATCTATCATCGTCCTTGTATAGCGCCCACAACGCTAAAGAGGCAGCCGTAAGTATCGCCCCCCTAATTGCAAAATTCTTAGTGTTTTCCTTGTCGGTAACAGCCCTGCCCAGCCTATACAAACCCTGCATCCTTGCATTTAAAAATGGAATTGTCTGGATTAAAAGCTGAACCGTCCCGGATTCACCACGCATAGTGAAGTCTAAAAGGTCCCTTGCTTCAAAAGCTGCTTCCATGTGGGTCTTGCCCGCACCTAAAAGATTTGAATATAGTTGCACCCTCGCTGCATTTTCCGAAGCAGAGCCCACCTTTTCCCAAAAATCCAGCATTTTTTTAGGCGTGTTGAGTATCAGCTTTAAAACGCCATCACCTTCTTTTTTAACTATCCGCTTTATGTATTTATTCATCGTTTTGGGGTCGTCAGCCCTGACATATGAGCTACCAAACCCGGCACCGGAAGCCATAAGGGATATATACTCAGCGTCTTCCATCCACGACTTTTTAAACCCAATCGCGGAATCGTAGAAAGGCTTAAACGATTTGTTAATCATAGCTGTGTGCATAGTGTCTCTTAAAAGGTTTGCCACCCTGAACCCTGGACCGAAGGTCGCACCAAAAGTTAAAGCTCTTTTAGCCTTACCCATTAATTGAATAACAAAATTATCAAGGTGTTTCGCATTTACATTACTCATAGCGTGAAACAACTCAGGCTCGCTTACCTTAAAATAAACAGGCTTTCCCCCTCGTTGAAACATTAAAACGTTTTCCTGCGTATTCTTGGTAACATACACGGTTTTTTTGTCTTTGCTGCTGTGGAATGAATTTATATCTTTAACCCCGACTTCCTCAATTATATCGAGATCGTTCTTGGCTGCAAAGTCAAAAGCTTCTGCTCTTGAAACATTCCTCAGACTTTCATTGATAAGATGTGTCCAGTTGTGCATCAGGTTTTCAAGGGGATCGCCCATCTTTACGTTTGCACCTTTTAACCTTTTAATTTGTGCGCTGATAAACTTCTTGTTTTTCCGGGGAGCCTTTAAAAATTCATCGCGAGTAGTGAAGTCCTCAAAAATTCTGTAAAAAGGAACATAAAACTCCTGTTCCCAAACCTTCCTACCTTCAGGATCTATCAACCCAGCCTTTTCTGCTATATCGAGAATGCTTGAATTGAATTTTTTAAACTCTTTCGATGCCTTAACCCACTTTGGATTGTTTTCACCCCCAGCCCATTTAAAAATTTCGTCACGAGCTTCTTTATTAAGCCATTTCTCCCTACCCTGCTTGTCAAGTTCAGATGCCCTCTTAGCTGCGGTCCAGTAAATAAACTTATCCCAATCTTTACCGAGGCTTTTAAGGAACGGCAAAAAACCCTGCTTTCTTTCGTCCATAGTTAAAAAACCACTTTTATCCCATTTTAGCTTCCCATGTTCTAAAAACATCGAAAGCACGGCCTGTGTGCCGGTTTCTATCCTGTGCAGCTTGTATGTCTTATCACTCAAGAAGGTCTTTATCGGGTGTAATCTATCAAGGGTCTTGGTGGCAACCTTGTCCCAAAACTCTTTTGTTTTTACGCCCTCAACCGCTTCAATGACGGTTTCTTTGGGTGTTTTCTCTGTTCTGCCAAATTTATCTTTTATTATGTTCGGACTTTTAGACCTTGGCAAATCAATGGGTTTTTTAAATTTCTTTGCCTCCGCTTCCGGCATCAGCTTATTCAAAAGCTCTTGAATGTCGGGATCAAGGTCGGGCTTTTTGACGGAGTATTGTTCGTGCTTTCCTGTTTCCGTAAAGTCAATAACGGAAACCTTTTTTATGCCTAACTCTTTAGCAGCTATAGCCCTGTGCCTTCCATCGGAATTTCTAACCAGAGTTTTGTCAACATCATATATCACAAGGGGGTCAAGGGCTTTACCGCCTTCTATGTGCCGTTTCAAGTCGTCAATGTTTTCCCTTGCAATATCGTCAACCTTAAGTGGCTTCGCCTTTTCAAGAAATTCGTCTGGTGACATTTCAATAAGTTTGCCACCGCGTTTCTTATAGTCAGCATCGGCATACCACTCTCCCCTGCCCGCTATCGGGTAGTCTTTCACCGCAAACATCGGCATCCCTTCTCTCAATGCCTTTTGTTTTATTTCGGGGGTTATGGGTAATACCCACACTTCTATAGGTTTGCTTTCTTCCGCCGTTTCAATCCAGTGTTCATCTATGTATTTCTCAGCCTCTTTTCTTGTCTCGAAAATCTCTGCAATGTTGCCATTTAGGTCTACTTCGTATTGGATACCGTATACAGTGTCGTTGCGTCTAATCGTATACCCGCCTTCCGCACCTATTTTCCCAACCCCAACCTTAGCCTTCCCCCACTTCTTCTTATTAAAGAACTTGTTTACCTCGTTTACGAGCATTTTGTCGTAAAAAGCGGTCATTCCTGGAGCTTTGGTTTTTAAGTCAAGACCTTCGAGCTTTCGTGTTTCGTACAATGGTTTTTTGCCAGATACAGAATCGCCATATATAGTTTCAACAGGAGCCTTAAGTATTTTTTCAGCGGCGTCTTTGCCAATATAGTCGGGTAGCTTTTCCTTGGAAACGGTTTCGTCTATAACGCGGTTGCCGTCTTTATATGCGGACAATATGCCATCGCTATACTCAATTCGGTCTATCTGTTTACTCAAATCATATCTCGCAGCCTGAATTTCCCCCGGAGTCCACCCCAACTTATCAAACCCGCCTTCTGCTGCCATTCTTACGGCTCGTTTTATTATGAGCATAGGCCAGGATTTTTTGAAGGGAGCGTCGGGAACGCCGGAAACTTTAGGTTTATTCTTTAAGACGTATTGTACTGCTTCTTTAGCAGTTGCCGCTTTCTTTTTAGATATTTGAAATACTTGCCCTGGAGCTTCAATAAGCCAGAAAAGATCAGTATCGCCTATTCCTTCCGAGTCTTCTTCTGGCAAAATATTCAATTCATCGGGTTTATACATCTCTTTATACCCAGCCTGTCGCCCCTTCTGATGCCAATCGCTCTGAATTTCCTCTAAGAACAGCACCTTAGCCCCTTCGGTGTCTGTTCGTTCGTTCAGTCTCATGTGTGCAAGGACGTTGGGTTCCTCCCAATGGCCGCCGGTGTAATCTTCCGTACTCGGCAACACTATATTTCTTCCTACCTTATCTTTTTCGTAATGGTCCAATTCTTCGTAACTTTTGCCATATAATTCTTGTGCTTTAGCTTCCATCCTTTTGTCTAATTCTTTATACGGGATTCCTTTAGCAGGCAGCGTCAACAGCACCTCTTTATAATTTTCTCCGCCTGGTTCTTGGTATTGGGGGAATTTAGTTGCGCCCTCGTCATTCTGCAAGTATTCTCTTGCTTCTTCCCTTGTATATCCTTCGCCAGCCTCGTCATCTAAAAATGTGTCGATATCATCTTCGCTTGGTTCACCCTTCACAACCTCCCGTATCTGAACATTATTCTCTTTCAGGTATGTGAGGACTTCTTGCTTTGTTACTTTGCCGGATTTAAGTATGTTTCCTGGATCTTTCAGACCTTCCGGTTGTGAAGTTCCATATTGGTCAATATAGTATTCTTCCATAGCTTGAGCCTCGGAATTTGCCCCTATTCGTACACCATTATTAAATGTATATATATGAGAATACCAAGCCCCCTTTTCAACCTTGTCGGTAGTTTTGCTGATAGGCTTTCTTGCCACATCTTCTTTTAAGCTATCTAACCACTCAAGCAAGCCTGAAAATTCCAACTCCTCCGCTTTAAACTCACCCTTCTTAGCAAAGGCATTAATAGCCTGTTTCATCGATTCAGGTGTGCCTTTTCCGGGGAGTTTTTGCTCTAAGGTTTTCTCCATTTGAGAATACCACCTTTGAGCTGTCTTTTCGTATGAGGCGATTGGGGCAGTTACCGGAATACCCTCTTTTTCATAGATTTTTCCAGACCCTACATCCCTAACTACGCCTTTTGCAGTCCTCTTGTAAAGATTCACAAAAGCATCTATAAGGTCTTGTATCTTCTGGATAACTCTTTGAACGGTTGGTCTTGAGTCTGACCGCTTTTTCAACTCTTGTGCAATGAATTCAGCCCTGTCTTCCTTGCCTCCGATATCGTCAGGGTTTAAAGTTTTCCATGTGCCTTTTCGTATTCTACGTTTGATTTCTCCAGATAGAGCTTTCTGGTCATTCTTATTGATGAAGTTTGCGTCCTCAAGGAAATGCTCGGATTCGTGGGCAAGAGTCCATTTATCACCCACTTTAGAAATAGTAATAACACCGTCCTGATATTTCCCGGCTATCAGTTCCCCGGATGCTTTCATTCGGCTGTACCCGACCTCAAAAGCTGCCTTGTCGGGTGTTATGGTATCAACAGACTTAATCTGAACACCCCGGCCAAGCCTTGTCCTGACAAATATTGTACCGTCATGAGCTATGCCTACCTTCTGGCCTTTGAATATTAATTGAACGTCTTTGAGGGAGAAGTTGGAGTCTTTGAAGGTTGTTTTGGTGGAATACATTATGTCCGGTTTCTCGGTAGGCTTGAGATTAAAAACAGACTTTATCTGATTTGCGTCAAAAGCCATCCACACATTATGCTTTTGCCCTCCGCCCTTACCACCAACATCCTTTATTCCGTCATAACCAAAGCTCTTAATTATCGGTAGAGCTTTTTTAGGCACATGGGTAGGCCAGTACTGTTCTTCTCCGGTTTCTATTTCTCTTTTGATGTCCTTGACCCACTCTTTTAGTGGATAGTCTTTTGTCCACCTTGTTGAGCCAATATAATCTATTGACCTGTTTTTTTCGTACTTTGATTTTTTATCTAATGCGTCCAGCAAGTCTTGAGGAAAATCTTTGCTGGTATCTATAGGGTTTTCTATTCTTAAAACTAAAGGCATCACACCGGGCTGCGCCCGTTCTGAACTATTCCACCCTATTCCGAGGTCATCTAAAAGATCTTCAAATCGATTCTTCTGCTGCCTTTCCGTGATTGGCAGCGTGCTTTCGCCCTTGTCGTAGGCTATCGTATACCCCATGTATTCGTAAAACTGCCATATATTTTGAAGACTACGAGTGCCTTGGTATGACATTCTTTTAGCTACAGGATCGTAAGCCTTGTTGTTTTCTATCCATCTATCCATATCACCGATTTCGTGTTCTTCGTCTTTTTTAAGCTCTTCTATCTTTTTCAACTGCTCGTTAGTTAATTCGTATTGCCATAGCTTCTTATTAAACTTGTCTGTCTTTTTGTTCTTAAGCCTGTACTGATTGCCCTGCTCATTATAAGTTTTATCTCCCAGTTTCCCCATAGCATATCCAGAAGCTATGTCTGGATTCTCGGTTGTGTAAAAGGCTCCTGCTGTTGCCTTATGCGAGACAAACTTGCTCCCCCACATTAAAATGTTACCATGTCCGCTGTAAACGACTTTAGGGTTGCCTTTCTCATCAACAACCTTAGATTTTCCGAACCATTTTTTAAATTCAGGAGTTTTTGTAGCCGTATCTGCAATGTCTTCAACTGCTTTGACAGAATATTGCTCTTTAGGTTCAGTCTTCGTGGGTTGTTCAACAACCTTCTTAGGGACAGCTTTTAGAGTCTCTTTGGGTTTCTCCTTCGGCTGGTTCTTGCGAATAAACTCAACGATATTGTTTCTTTCTGACTCAGCTTCTTTCAAGAGATCTTTAACGACCTTCAGGGCGGCAGGCTTTTGCTCCATCCCCATTTCTGTTAAGCTCAAGATTGAAGCATTGATTTCGGCTCGTTCTTCTCTCGGTATTTTTGCCAGATTAAAACATTTTACTAATGACATTAGTCAAATATCCCCGATATGAAAGATTGAATTATGGTGTCTAAAATTTCCTTATCTTCTTTGATTATCTTTGCATATTTTAGAGCTTCGCCTTTAAAGAAACTCCCACCCTGCTTAACAACTTCAATAGCGGCTTCCGCTGTTCTTATCAGCCCCCTTGCCGCTATTGAAAGCGAGGGTTTGCTCCCCCTATCAAGAAGGCCGTCTGTGGCTATATTTAACGATGTCAGCATTAAGGCTGCCTTGTCACAGTCGTTGACGTTTCTCCGTTACCACTTATAACCTGCTCTACGCTTCCGGCTTCCCTTGACGTAGGCGTTACTGTCATTGGATTAGAAGCGTCAAGCCCCTGTAATTTATGTAATTCGTCAAGTAGCGTTTCCTGTGCAGTAGTAAGACCATTCACTAATGACATAAGCTGAGTGTCTTGGCTATCGGAAAGGCCACTGCCGACTGAAATTATTTGCCCCCCGGCTGTATTTGTTGGAATAACCTGGACATTGTTTTGCACAAGTATTCCATCACCTACAGACCACATATTATTATTTGAGCCTGTTAATTGTACTGTCCACAACTCATCAGGCATAAACTGAATTTTATATGGAGCTAAGATTCGTATTGTTCGATAATAAGTCGTACCTGAAATAGTAACCTCTGTATTATGGCTATGAGTTTTGGTGTAAGGCATACCCTCAGAATCATCTTCAAGAGCCTTGATTGCCAATCGTGCGACATTGGTGTCCAACGTATAAAATGTTCCATTTACAAGCGCACAATCTGCTTGTGGTATCGTTATTACACCCGTAGGCCAATTAACGCTTATTGCCATGTCTTACTGTTCCCCTTGCATATAGTTCTTGTTGAACATTAGCCA